AGTGGGGCGGGCACTGCCCGGCTTATAACAGAATAGCAACAGTCTTCAGGTAAGGACTGTCGCCACCCAATTAGTGTCAATCCGACCCACAAAATGCGGGCTTTCTTCAGTAGACGAGAACGTGGGGCCGTTGATTTCACCTAAACGCATGAACGTGCCGCTGTTTGTCTTAGCAGTGTTGTTGAGCGTCTCCAGTACGTTTACGGCGGTGGTTAGCAGGACTTGGTTGCGGGCGGGACCACGGCCTTTTTCCGTGAAAATGCGGATGACAAGGGCACCACGAGCATTGTCTACGCTGCTGGTCAGTGTGGGTTCATTTGTGATACCAAAGGTGATGTTGATTCGGACGTACTCGGTGGTGGTATTGGGTGGGACGGCTGTGATGTTGTCAAAGTAGACCGGCACAGCAGGCACCAGTGCGCCAAATGCCGACAGCAGGGGATTCTCGATTGATGCCCGAATTGCTTGGTAGTTCATCCGAATCTCCGGCGCAGTGCAGAATCCATTTCAATACGGACAGCTCTATCTAGTTTGGCACTTGCATAGTCTGCAAACCAATCAAGAGGTGCTGTGCGACTAGAGTTAAGACCCTCCGTACCCCCGCCGGTTTGCCCTCGGGCGCTTACATTACTACGCGGACCTTCTATTTTCCACTTACTCCGGCCTAAGGCAGTCTGAGGTGTAGCTGTTTTACGACGGGCATAATACGCACGATCATGCTCCACAGCATCGATAGCCTCCAAAGCGTGCGGGGAAAAATTGGATATTGTCAGGATGGGGTCTTTTAGTATTTGACCTGCGGTAGCTTCACGTCCTGTCACAGAAGGGGCTCTTATTAGTTGGGGCTCGCCAGCTGCACCTGTACCTTGAAAAGTGCGCGATGCTGTGCGAATTTCCCAAGAGTTTGAAAACTGGCCGCTCCAGCTGGGCCCGGCTTGTTGTAGTTCACGTACAACACGTTCGGCTGCAGCGCGTTGTCCATTAGCAATACTGGTACCCGCAACACGGTCTAAATCCTCAGCTAAATCTTTGAGGACTTTGAAACCTTTGGATAAATTAAAACGGGCCATTATTGGGGCCTCGCTATGAGGGTGTGGAGGACTGGGTTGTCGCCGCGATAGCTGGTGATGGCGACGATCTTGGCCTCGCGGATGACGCCATCCTGGGTGTACTGGATGCGGTCGGCCTCGGTGGGGTAGTACGTTCCAAGCTCGGCGGTACCAATAATGACTTTGAGGTCGGTGGTTTGGTAGAGGCCCTCGGATTCGCGTGGCGTTAGTCGGGTGATGACACCCTTGATCGCTACTGAAACGTCGGCTCCATTCACGCTTCCCGTGGTTGGGTTGTAGAAGCGCGGTGTAGAACTTTTTATGTACGTGAGATCCTGGCCCCATTGCTGTAAAAGCGGGCCCGGTAATGCGCTAAAAACAGTGTCGATCTGGCTCATCAGCTTCTATACAGGCGGATGGGAGAAGGCCCGGTCACGCCCTTAGCCCAGCACTTCAGGAAACTACGGAGCCAGGGCAAGGCGTCGGTGATGCTCTGGAGGGATTCGACCTCGCCTTGGCCGCGATACTTGACGCGCAGTTCGCCCAGTTCCACCTCGTCGTAACTACCGGGGGCCGTCACGATGCCACGCAGCATTGTGGGGTTACGGAGGAGGGCCAAGGCGGCCTCACAGGTGGCGTCCTTGATCTCTCGGGGGATGAAGGCCGCAGTGGCTTCTACACCGTCACAGGTGACGTCTGTGCGGGGCCATTTCAACGCTTGGGTGGTGGCGGAACGGTCGCCGTAAAACTCCACCGTGTCGAGCCAGCTCGTTGCCGTAATCAGTGCGGCGGCCTTGTTGTCGGCAGTCGCAGCAGTCCAATCGCTTGCGTCGAGGCGGTTGTCGAAATACGTCGTGGCGTCCGCAACCGTGATGTACGAGTTGGAACTAGCTCCAGCAAGAGTGGCGACGAGGATAGGGGCCATACAGGTTAATCCTCGTTCGCTACGTACAGCATTTAGATGTTACCTCCAGTGTAGGTCACCCAAACAGATGAGAAGCGGGCCCGTTACGTCGCGGGGGCTTGGGGACTTTTTTGAACTGGGGCAACTCCTTCACCATGTAGACGTTGGCGCCAGTCATCTCTAATTCAGCGAGACGGTCCTCATAGCGGGCGTGGGGCAAGTCTTCGTACCAGTGGCGGTTATCCTGTGATATGTAGAAGCGCACTAATTTCATGCCTGCCCGGAAAGCCGTTGACTCCGATGTCAGCGTAGAGAAGACTAAGCCCGGTTTTGAACCCGGTCCCGAAGTGCGCCAGTTGGAGCCGGTGGCACTGGAGATTCGTCGTCTTCGGGAGGAAGATGGCCTCAACATCACCGAAATCGGTGAAAAACTGCAGGTCAGCTACGACGTGATTAACCAGCTCATGCTCCAGTCGTACAAGAGTGTGATGAACACCCCGGTAGTGTTTGAAGCGCAAGAAAAGATTCGACTGGGCCTTGGTTGAGCGGACATAAAAAAGGGGCCCCGAAGGGCCCCGATTTTGTTTGATAGACCGCTTATCAGGCGTAAGCGGTGGTATCGAACGGGGTGTTGACCAGCAGACGTGCGATGGGCACTTGCTTGGTGCTGGAGTACACGAGGTTCCAGCTGGCGGTAGCGGCAAGGTTGCCAGCACCGGAGGTGTTGTCGGGGTTGTCGCCAGCGGCGGCCCACTTGGTGCCGGTGATGTGGTAACCGTAGTGGTAATCCACAGCCAGAACATCCTGCATGGACAGGATGTTGCGGTCGGCAGCCAGACGGAGATCCTGTTGGATGCCCTCAGAAACCACACCACTCTTGAAGAGGTAGATGGGGTACTTTTTGGCGTGGGTGGCGGTACCGCCGGTCAGAGCGACGAGTTGGTCGTCGATCACAACACGGAGGCCAGCGAAATAAGCAGCTTCGGTTTGGGTCACGCCCACACCGCCGCCGCCCCAAACCACAGCACCACCAGTGGACAGAGCAGAGGTGCTGAAGGTCAGCATCCCAACCTGTTGCAGGTAGTAAGCCACGTTCGAGTGCATGGCAATCGAGTCAAGCTCGTCACCACGCTCGCCCAGCTTCACCTTGGTGCCAACGACGTTGGCGACGTTCAGGAAGTTGGCCTCACCCATCGAACCGGGGATACCAGCGAAGGTCTTGTCCAGTTGGTTGGGGCCAAGGACACCAGCGCCGGAAATACCGCCGAACAGACCCAGGAGTTGGGCAGCCAGGGTGGCGGTCTTGAGCTTGTTGATCGCAGCCGTCAGTTGGTTGCGGACGTGGGCCAGGGGATCGGCGCCAGAACCGAGCTTGCTCAGGTCGTCTGCCGCGTAGGCGAAGCCCCGGTGCAGGATCGTCATGATCTGCTCGTCGGCAGTCACGTTCGCGGGAACGAGATAGCCGCCGCCGCCACCCCAGGTCGAGGTGCTCAGAATTTGAGTCTCGGTGGGGGCAATCGGATCGAAGAAGGGCACCCGGACACGGGTACCACCAGCGCGGGCATCGAGGGCAGCATTGCGCTGCACAATGCCGGATTGGATCCACTTCGACTGCTCGAAGATACCTTCAGCGGTGTACTGAAGGAATTCGGGACGGGTGACGAGGTTCGTGAGGAACGTTCCCCCCGAATAGTTTCCACTAAATGCGGACATGAATTAGCTCCAGTGAGGTTTGTAGGGGTGCCCCACAGGGGCTAGGCGCCAGCTTCTGATTTCAGAAGACGGGCCATATCAGGGTTTTCGGCCAGCATCATCATTTGCTGGGTGACGTTCCAGGCTTCCTTAGACCAAGGATTGGCCTGACCTGGGACGGCGGTGGAACGGGCACTGCTCGTTACACCCATACCGGAACGATTACTTGCAGCAAAATGATGCTCGTAACCGCTGCCCGGATTTTTCAAGTTAGCGATGTAATCGCTAATCGGAACTTCCACGCCGCCGGCAACAGCCACAGGCTGTCCTTCTTTGGCGCGTAGGTTCTCCTGCAATAAACGATACAGCTGATCCGGTGCTAATGCACCAGCTTGGGAAAGTTGGGCGATGGCACCAGCTCGGAGCTGTTCTTGTGTAAATCCTTGGCGGATTTGCTCCACCTCGGATTCCTTTGTGGACAACTGTTGCTTGAGTTCAGCAACAGTTTTTTGGGCCTCTTCCCACAATGTTTTGTACTCGCCGGATTCAGCGAGTTTTGTGGTTTTGGCCTGTTCCTGGGCGACGCGCAACTCGTCGAGCTGTTGTTGCAGGCTTTCGCGGTTTTCGCGGTCCTTGCGGCGCTCGGCAATCAGTTCTGCGTTCTTGGAACGGAGAGCCTCGATTTGACTGGCGAGGTCTTGTGTACCAGGGGCAGCCACAGGCTGTTGGGAAGTGCCATCCACAGGAGTGACTTCCGGGGTCTGGTTTTCGGACACGAGTTGCTTACTTGATTTACCGATCTAATACTACAGTGAAAGCTGCTGTAACTAGAAGATCAGTACATTACGGCGGCGTCCGGTGGTGGATTTGGCGAGCGTTGCCGACAGACCCGTCAGGATAAATGCTCCGGTGTCAGCCAGTATCTGGAAGTCGCCTGCCTCAGTAAATGTCGCGCTGTTGCCGGTGAAGGTAAAGGCGCCAGTATCGGCGGGCAGGATTCTGCCGATCTGTAGATTGACTTGCTGACCGGCCAGGACAAATGTGCCGAGGTCTGCAGTGAGTTGTTTTCCGGTTTGTTTGGCAAGCGTTGCGGCATTGCCTGTGAGAGTGAAGATGCCGGTTTCGCCTGTTACGGTCCGACTGACAGCGAAGGTTGCGGCGTTGCCGGTAAGGGTGAATGCGCCAGTCTCTGCCGTTACTCTCTGATCGTGTTCAAGAGTGGCGGGATTGCCGGTGAGTGTGAACTGCCCGGCATCAACAGACAGGCTCTTGTTTTGTGTTAGTTGGGCGGGTTGGCCGGTAAGACTGAAGGTGCCGAGGATCGGATCGATCTCGTAAGCGCCAAGCTCAGTCAGGCTGGCCGGATTGCCCGTGAGATTAAAGGTGCCGGTGTTGGCGTCTAGTGCCCAAGCATGGCGGAAGGTGGCGGGATTGCCACTTAGCGCAAAACTGCCGGTCTCGGCAATTACGTTGCGCCCTCTCTGCAGTGTTGGTTGGCCGCCTGTCAGCGTGAAGGTGCCGGTGTTGGCCTCGATGCGGACGTTGTGACGTGCATCGACGGGCTGGCCGTCAAGTGTGAACGCGCCAGTGCCGGCTTCTAGGTCTGGGTTATGGCGTAGATCAGCCGGATTGCCGGTCAGTGCAAATGCACCAACAACGGGCTCGATGACCTTCGGGCTGGCCTTGGTAAATGTGGCGTCGTTGCCCGTCAGCGTGAAACTGGCGACCGTCTGCGAAAGACTGCGTGGCACCAACTCGCGGATGGCGAGGTGGACGGCAGCGCGGTCATCCGTGGCGCCAGTGAAGCCGACGTTACGGGCACCTTGGCCGGCAGTTGTCTCGCGGACCAACGCCGAGCCGTAGTTGCCGATGTCGATTGAGTTGAGCAGTGTGCTGCCAGTACCAGCCGTTGGTGGTGTGTTTAGGCCGGAGTAGCAACCCGCATATCGAACGCTGTTCTGTCCCGGTGAGGTGTCATCAACGCTCTGGACCGCCAGCGTGCCATCGCCCTCTAGTAGGACAATGGTCGCCGTAGGGACTGCGGTATCGGCGCCAGCGGTGACGGTGGCCGCCGACGCATACATCTGCGTGGCGTTGTTGGTGCGGTTGACCGTGATCGTTTGGTTGCCGGTGCCAAGGCCGCTGCCAAGAAAGAAGGTGTCAAGGCGACCTAGCTCGCCGGCTCCGTCTTGCGCCAGACCACCCGCAAGCCGAGTGAGCGCCACCCCGCCGTAGGTGACACTTGTAACCGTGTCGGTGACGGTCAGGTAGGTCGAGACAAAGACGACCACACCTTGAGGTGTGCCCGTCTGTGTATGCGTCCAACTAAACGCGGCCTGGTTGGTTGAGCCTGTGGTGCCGGTATGCGACTCCGAGGCAGCACTATGGGCGACGGCCATGGTCCTGCCTCCAGGTCAGTTATCAGGCGAGGGTCAGGATGCCAGCAGCGTCCCAAGTGATCGTAAAAGTTTCACCGTTAAGTAGGTCTACGGTCGCGCCGTAGTCATACCAGCCAATCAGCTCATCGTTGGTGGCGGTGTCGTTGTAGAGCACCACATAACGGAACGTAGGCACGGTGCCGGTGGCGGTGAGCACTAAGTCGTTGGCGTCCAGCTTGTAGGTGCCGGTGGTTTGGGCTGAGGTCACACCAGTCAGGTTGCGGCCCGTGGTCGTGCCGTTCTGGATGTTGGTGTAACTGATCTGCGTGATGTTGCTCAGCTGCGTGTTGGTGTTCACCGGCAACGTGTTGCTCAGTGCCACTGTCAGCGTGTCACTGCCGAGGTTGTGGGTTTTTTCGGCTAGAGCTTCCACAAAGGAGTGGAACTTATTGAAGGTTGCCATGAACCTTTACGGGGCTTTCGTGTGGTACCAGTCTAGATCAGAACGCAACCGACAAGTTGAACTCGTCCACCGTGCCAGTTACACCTGTAATTTCAACCCAGACATAGCGACTGGCGGGAATTGGTTGGTTTTGCACAGTGGCAGCATCGCCTGTGGTGGTGTTAGTCACCGTGTCGCTTACGGTTGCCAACGTGCCAGCAGTAGTGCGGTCTGCGGCATAGCGCAATTCGTAGGTGACAGATCCGCCGGATACCAGTGCGACTGCGCTGGTAATTGTGGTGGAGCGGGTGGTACGGAACAGCGTAAAGCTATCTCCGATTTGGGGGCCGGCGATTGTGATGCTCCGTGGGGCAGCATTGGGTAGGGCGTACGGCATCCAATGCTGCATTGCCTCGGACCAACCGAGATAATCGGTGTCCTGAGCTGTTGCTACTTCTACGTCGTGGCAGTCGCTTAGGTTTTGGCCGGTCTCGGCCCGGACCATGATTACGCCAGTCGTCGGGTGCGACTTGATGACAGCCGCCGCTGCAATCTTTAGTTGCGGAGCGACTGGTTCTGTCGTTACAAACTGGCCGGGGTACACCGGATCGCACCAGAGGATTGAATCCTCGGGATAGGCGCTGGTGTCGATGTTGCGGACCTTGCCGAAAGAGGTGATGTAGCCTTCGGCGCCAGGGGCAATGTTCTGGGTAGCGATACCAAAAAAGACGTAACCAGGCAGACTGCCATCGGCAACCATTGGTTGCACCTCAAGGCGCAGTGTTACGGGGTCAGCTCCAGTGAACATCACCCCCATGCCGTTGGTGATGGTGACGCTGGCACCGCTGTTCTTGCACAGCATCTGGGTCTCTTGGCCGACCTGATTGGTCGTGCCATGCAGCAGCCCCACGTCAATGGTGCCTTCAGTGGCGTTCCAGGCGATCTGGCCGGTAAAGACAGATTCGGCAGCGGTTAGGTCGAGTCCCAGCTTGTCAACTGTCGGTGCGTCGGTCCAAGCAGTGTCGTAGTTGGTGGCCGAGGATTTGACGAGGACGTCGCCGGCTGCTCCACCGATTGGTACTCCCGCCTGGGAATACATAATCTGCGCCACGTTCACGATGACGCTGGGCGCTTGCGGATGTATGCCGTCGGACGCGAGTGTTTCCAGTGTGATGTCGATGTGATCGGCAAACCACCAAAGTTCGACGTAATCGTTAGCGACGACAGTTACTTGATACTCAATCGTAAAACATTCGTGGTGCGGAACCGTGACAGATTTGCGTTGGTGGATGTCGATTCGCGTATTGCTGTCGGGGACAGTTACGCCGTTCTTTTTGAGGAAGAAGTCAACCTCACTGATGTTGTTGCCGTTATTTGTGACCTGCAGGGAAGCTAGAACTGTGTAGGTGCCGGCAAGCTCGAATGTGACGCGGCTACCTGAGGTAATCGAGATGCCTCGGTTTTCGAGGGTTGTGCCAATCAGGATTGGTTGGGCTGCCGCTGTGCTAATTAGCGGTTGGTCGGTGGTGTCGATGAAACTGCCGTATAGGCCAAGGACACCGCCGGGGCCTTGGGGGCCGAGACCGGTGGTCTGTACGACCAGCGTGTTTTCATCGACGACGACAACCGTATTGGCGGTTTCGCTGATCGTTACGTTAGTCATGCTGTGTACCCCTCAGAGACGTAAACAATCCCTTCGAGGTAATACTCTCGTAGAGAACTTGGATTTTCTAGTAGGACGTCGTAATAACACTCATCCGGTAGCGTTGTTGTCTGAGTGTCCGTTAAAGCAATAGATACCTGGCCGGTGGCACGATTTGTGTACGTGACGCTGAAGTCAGCGAATTTTGTGGTGCGGGCACGGTTCCAGACCTGGGAATAAACGGTCCAGTTGGTTAGGTTGATGGGGCTGCCGGTGCTGTCCTTGAACTGGAGTGTGATTACATAGTCAGCACGGCGCTGCAGGAGGATGTTGTACGTGCCAGGTGATACGGCCATGTCATCAAACCTCCGATTCCGTCATTGTATTGGACTCTGGGGCGGGTTCTTCGATTGCAGCAATTTCCCTTTCCTCTTCTTCAATGTCGAGGTTGTCCGGCAGAATTTCGCCACGACGCAGGATCTCCAGCAACGTGCCATCGCTGATCTTGCCCATCTGGTTTAGCTGGGCCAGGACGGAAATATCTTGGCCGATTAGGCGGTAGTAGTCGAAGTCGCGGTCGATGTGGATTTCTGGGGGCTCCATGCCCACATACTGGGCGGCGAAGGCAAATGCCTGGTTGAGTGAAGACTCCAGTTCTTGGCTGATGATCGAGAGGACGCTGTTGGCCTGGGCTTGGTCGATGCGCTTTGCCTCGGCAGACTCCGCGACGAACTTCTGGCCGAACAGCTTGGTGATGCCCAACGTGGACATCTGGCCCTCCAGACTTTGGAGTTCGGCCATCTGGGCATCAAAACTGGTGGCGTCCGACTGGACGTAATAAGCCTTGTGGCCTGGCTCCATGCCCAAGGCGTAATTCACGCCGATAGTCGCGTCGCTGCTATCGGAATTCCAGCCCTCTAGGACAAGGGTGGGCATTGCCGCGATGTGAAGGGCGTGGATAAGGTCGCTTTGACGTTGGTAGTGCGTGATATTTAGATTTGCAATGTCCAGCAACGGGGGCTGGGAGATCAAAACGCCCCGGCGGTTGCTATAAATCGGCACCACTGGGATCGTGTTCAGGCTGAAGCCGCCCGATTCGGTGAGGTCTACGGTTTCGGTGCTGCGGCCCAGGGTGTACAGGTCGTAGCGGCCTGGGTAGATGACGCGCATCACCTCCACCTGCTCTTCACCGAAATCGTTTAGGGGGCGATACTCGAAGTCGTGGATACGGATTTGGGTAAGCCGGTTGGTGGCATCCTTACGCCAGCCCCAGATTTGGGTGGCATCGACGTGGACGAAATACGGGCGGCGACCCATTGCACGTTCTTCTGCCAAGTTGATGGCGCCAGTGGCAGCCGGGAAATCAACCAGGATGGCGCTATGGCCGTAAGTCAGGCTGCTTACCAATGCACGACGTGCATATTCGTTGATGCTGGAGCCGATTCCGTCGATGTTCTGTGCCAGCTCGGTCCAGTAGGAGTCGCCCTCAATATGGATGGGTTTGCGGAGGACTGCGCCAGCCGCTGTTTCGATTAGGCGGTTGGTGTAAGGGGAGAGGACACTGCGGTCGATGCGGGCCTGCCAGGCGGTGTCGTCTTCGCGGGGTTCCTGCGGGAGATACAGCTCGGCTTGGTCGCGGAGATAATTGGTTCCGTTAGTTACGGCGGCCATGACCTTCCAGTCCGGCATCATTCCGATCACTTCCAACGACCGGACAAATGGGGACTCGCTGACGACAGCGCCAGTTGGGGGGATGTTGGCGCTGTACACCACGGTTTAACTCCTACTTCTTTCCTATTTTGGCAGTAAACCCGGCGTCTTTACGATGCGCGAGTGGAATACACCTGTCCGGGCGCCGTGGAACGTGCTAATCCATCAAATGCTGATGGCCATAGACCGGCACGGAGAGCTATACAGACAAACCGGGAATGGCTGGCACGCCGCTAAAGCACACGAAATGCGCCAATACGTCGCGGAACTCAAGACTTGGATTCATCAGCAGGAGAATTAGTCACCATTTCAATCGTCATCGCCGTCCTCCTCGATGTCACCATCGACGTCAACTAAAACTTCCACTCCAGTGAAGACATTGCCCATAAATCCCGCAAAAAGTGGTGCTTCACGGGGAGTTTTGAACGTAAATGTCACCTCTGTCATGCCGGTGTCGGCATCGACCTCGATATACGTTGGATAGCCCTGGTAGGTGTGGATGGTCATTTCTTTTTGGGCTTTTTTGCGGTCTTGGCGGATGCCTTGAACGCTGCGGCGGTGGGGGCGCCCTTCGTTCCAGGCTTACGCATGGTTTCGCCACTTCCGGCAGCGATGCGCTTGCGTTTTGCCGCAATGTTGGCGTACAAACCGGACTTTGGCATAACTGCTCCAGTGCTACCACACACGATAATCGGTGGACTTCATTGTTTCTGGCTTGGCGAGGTTGAAGACTTGGAGGCACATGTAGCCGAGGGCGTCGAAGGCGTGATCCACGCCCAAATTCTTGTTTGGGAGGCCCGTGCCCGGGGCGTAGGTCAATGTGCGGAGGGATTTTATTAAATCTTTACATCTCGGGTGGATGAAGAGGCGGCGGTTGCCCGATGCGTCGAGGAGGGCGGTGTTGACGCACGTGATTTTGTCGCGGATTTTCCAGGGGGAACGGGGGCTGGACACTTTGAAGCCGGACTTTCGCAGGATGTTGTGGTCGGTCGCTCCAACGCCGGAGGTTTTGCGGGCACCGCCTGTGGGGTCCGGGCACGCGATGATGCGGCGCTCCACGCCGAAACGGCGCTGGATTTCTTCGCATAGATCCCAGGTGGTGGCGCCGCCGGTCATGATGATCTCGTCGAACACCCACAGGTCGTCGCCCTTTTTGACCGCGCAAATGGCGGACATCGGGTCGATGTTGAAGTCCACGCCCACCAGCAACGGGACAATCGGGAGATCTTGGACCTTGGGGTCGATGTTGGCGTCCGAGAAGCTGACCGCGACCAAACCGGACAGGTTCTCGAAGCTCGCCTCGAACTCCTGCCGGAATGTACGAGGGTCTAGTTGGCTACGGGCTGCCTCGATTTCTTCCGGTGGGACGTTATCGCCCTCGATGGTGGTGAACTGCCACCGGCACCAGTCGTTATCGTCCTCCTCGCAATAACACCAGAGGTCGTAGAACCAGCTCGCCGTGCCGTCTGGGGTGGAGATGAACAGGGCCCAGCCTTGTTTGTCTGCTAAAGCGGGGCGGATCACCTCGAACCAGACCTCGGAGTCCATGAAGGCGGCCTCGTCAAGCACCACGCCGCTCAAACTTCGGCCCCGGAGGGCCATTGCGTTCTCCGTGCCCTTCAATTCGATCGTGCTGCCGTTGACTAGCTCGATCTTGAGGTCGGTTTCGTTTTTTGACTTGATCCACGCCTTGGGGACGAGACGTTTTAGGGCTTTCCAGGCGATATCCTTCGCCATCCGGTACGTCGGGGCGCAATAGAAAAAGGTCTCGCCGGGCTTTTCGATTGCTCCACGCAGCAATTCGATGCAAGACAAGTAGCTTTTGCCGAATCGGCGGCCTGCAACCAGGACACGGAAGCGTTTACGGCTCGAAAACACCTCGCCTTGGGCCCAACGCAGCTGCAGTGACGGGGCGTCGGCCA